GTGGATGCTGGACATGACCATGGAGCCGCGTTCCAGCAGCGCCAGGGTCGTTCCGACCTGTGCGTACTGGTTGCCGTCGCCAACTTGCATGTCGGCAGTGCTGGACAGGCGCTTGCCCGAGTCCACCAGGAAGCCCATCAAGGCAAACAGCACTTGGCTCGGCTCTTTGTACGGCAAAGGCAGCAACGAGGACGCCAGTTCCGCGCCGCCGGCGTCAATGTCACGCCATTCGCCGGGCTGGATGGGGTTGGAGTCGTCCGCGATCCGCGCGCCACGGGCTTTGAAGCCTGCAGGCAGGTTAGCGAGCGTGCCAGCGTCAATCAGCTGGCGCAGGGCGCTTGTTGCGGCCTTTCCAAGGCCTCCGATGAGGTGCACAAAGCCCAAGCCGTAAGCTCCGGGGCCCTCGACCAGCACGTAATGCACAAAATAGTTGCGCCGCGTGCATTTTTCGTCGTTTTCTTTCCAGTTGCGACGGATTCCGACCACTTTCAGGGTGTCTTCGGCAAGGGTGACCACGTATGGACGCTTGATTCCGGTCGGCTCGTCGTTTTCGTCCATGTCCTCGAAGCCTGTGAGGTCCAAATCGACCAGTTGCTCGAGCAAAAATATCTCACCGACGTCGTCAGTGGGCTGAATACCGGTGACTTTGTCGACGGCCTCCTGGATTTGGCTTGCATCAGCAGGTGAAGCGTAGGTATCGAGGTTCACATCGAGGTATTCGCCGGCCAAAGCACGCTTGCGGTACTCGTTTGAGTCCATTGCAATGCGGTGAGTCAGGCGCGGGCACTGGGACACGACGCTCGAGCCGTTGTACGGAATGTAAATGTCGTCCGCCAGGCATAGTTTTGAGACCATGCGACCCAGTTGGTAGTCGTAGTAGACCTTTTTGAAAGTCGAACCACCGTAGCCGGTGTAGAAAAGCTGCTGGTCGAACTCAGGTGTGTACTCTTCCATCACCGTGGTGATCTGGTAGTTCATGAAGTCCTGCACACGGCCGGCCTGTTGGAACTTTTCCACCGTCTCTTTGCCCATGATCTGCGAGCGAACAGGGCCGCCAGCAGGCATCAGCTCCTTGAAGGCCTGTGCCTGGAACTGAATGATGGCCTCGGTCAGCATTGGATGGGTCGCGCCCGACGCGCCACGGAAAGGCTTGGTGCGCTCTTCCATGCGAAAGCCCAACAAATCAAGGCCCTTGGCGTACATGGACTCCCACTCGGAGCGAGAACCCTTGTCGGCCTCAAACAAAGACGACACCTCAATGCCGATTGAGGCCAGGACGTCCGGCTCAATGACCGCTGCCAGGTTGCCGTAGAAATCCACCTCCTCGGCGTCTTTCTCACCCATCTCAACAATGGCCCCACCGTCCTCTTCAATGATGATTTCAATGTCGGATTGGGGTTCCGGGATGCCGCCACCTATCACCACCTCAAGGGTAGGCATCCGGTTCAGTGCTTTTTCGATTGCCATGTGTGTTCCTTAGATGAAATCTATTCCGTCCAATGTGTTCGGGGTGTCCGGTGTGTCCGGGCGAAGAATTCTTTTGTATTTCTGCAATGCAGGGGTAAGAAGTTCATCTTTTTCCGCAATTTCAACAGGTCTAAGGTACTCTTCCAAAAACCGCAAAACTGCTCTCTCATGTGTTGCAGCTGGGACATTGCCAGTAGCACGGCCGTTGCCTTTAATTTGGGTAACAACAGGGGTGACCTCATCCATCATTGTTACTTCAATAGTGGTGACGGGTCTATTACGGTTGTCACGTAGAGTATAGACCTCATACTTGCCAGTGTTGAAGCCCTCTCGCTTAGTGGTTGGATAGCCTGGGCCACCCATCTCAAATCCCCCTACGGAGTGGCCTATGTATGCGCCCTCGGGTATGGTGGCTTCACGGCTTTCAATGCGCTTCCAAGCAAAACCCTTACTGGGTCCTTCCTTAAACTGCAGCAATGGGGCGCTTACGCCTTCCGAGAACACCGAATCAGCTACGGGCTTGCCGGATGTAATACGATCAATCATTACTCTGCGCTGATCAGCTTGTTCGCGAATCTTGAGCCCGCCCGCAACAGCGTCTTCAAAACGAATATTGGCCGCCTCGCGTGGAGGAAGGCTGGCCAGGTACTTGTTAATTGAAGCCGGATCAAACACCGCTTGTAAAGGCTGCCCAAAACCGTGATTTATGTCATACACCGGCTCACCCTTGTCAATGGCCGTTATGACGCTTTGAGAAAGCATGTTATTGGTTGTTTTTTGATTGTTCCTACCAAAAAACCGGTCAACTAAACTAGGCTTCTGTGTGCTTGCCGTTCTGTAGGCGTCAAGCAAGGCCTTTGAGGAAGTGAGGCTTTGGTCTGCAGTAGCCCCGCCAGCAGCACTAGGTGAATAAGCCACGGTTCCAACATTGGCATTGATCATCTCAGGGCGAAGGCCCTGCATACTCATTTTGTCTTCTTCAGCTATCTGAGCGGTACGGCCCAACTGTTTGCCTTGTGGAGACAAAAGTATGGGGTGGTTTGGATTAACTGCTGCTGGATCAGACGTAATCACAATACCTTTAAGGTTTGTGGCCTTGTCATAAGCAGTCGTGAAGTCGTCCATGGCCCGTGGGTACTTAGGAAAGAACCTTGAATCTGGCGCTCCAGGGCCAACAAAGTTCTCTGGTTTATCCCCTTCTCTGACCCGTTTTTTACCTATTGCAATTTGATCAATCATGTACTCGGGGAAGGCTTCTTCTAAGGCCGCCCCCTTGATCTGCTTGTTGGCAATGCCTTTTGCAACAGGGTCATCGGGCGTACCAAACTGACGTGTAAAGTAGTTGCGTGCTTTCTTGTTCCAGAAGTCCTGCAAGATATTTGCCTGGCCTTGGTTTTGACCTGCTGCTGACGTGGCATTGACCACACCGTCCCTTAGTATCCTGTCAATGCGGCTGACATTTTCTTCCGTGCCCACAGGCCCTGTCAACATAGTGCTGCCTGTTGGGCGGACGGCGTACGACGCGCCGGGCGCGGAAAGCTGTTGGTTGTACTGCTGAAAGTCCTTGGCCACGGCAGTGGCTGCCTCGCCGGTTTTTTCCGCGCCCTTGACAGCCGCGCGTGTCACGCCGGCTGGATTGGTCATGTTGGACAGCAGCTCGCCGGCGGTGTAAAAGCCCTTGGCGGTTGAGTCGGCAGGAGGTGCCTGGCGGATACCCGCCTGGGTCATCTTTTCCTTGATGAAGTCACTGCCCATGATGGGCTTCTCGGCGCTGTAGCCAAACGGACGCATCAGCATTGTCGCCACATCCACCGGCGCACCCAGAATGTCATAGGGTAATTCCGTCGCGCCCTTGGCCATGTTGACGTACGCGTCGCCGGAGTCTATGGCCTGGCTGACCGGGCCCTTCTTGCGGTTCAGGCCAGTGCTTGGGCGGGCCTTGGGCGCGTAGTACTTGTCCAAAGACTCTTCGCCTTCTTCCGGGCTGCCTTTGGCGCGATACTCAGGAGGCGAGGTCATGCCCTTAGCCGCCTTGGCTTTGCGCGCGTCCATCTGCTCACGGCCCATGATGTACGGCTTGCCCTCAACCTGCTTGGTCTGGGCCTGCAGTGCCATGGCCCGCACGAGCTTTTCTAAATCTGCCTGGCTCGTGGTCCGTGATGCAAGGTCCGCGCCCAGCTTGTTGTTGTGCACGTCCAGTTCGTAATCGTCACGCGGCTTGCCAATGCCAAACATGCTGAAGAATGACTCAGGGTTGCTTGTGCGCTCATGGACCTTGCCCAGGAACGCTGCCACATCTGGGCCAACCTTCTTTGACAGGGCGGCTGCGGCCAGCATGTGGCGGGCCGCGTCCCGCTGGTCGTCCTGGCCCAACTGATCCGGAAACATGCGCTCCGACGCGTCGGCGGCATAGCTGCTTACGCTGAAAATGCCAGGCTCTTTGGCACTTTCAGCGTCCGACTTTTTTGCTTCACCACCTTTGTTGAAACGGTTTTTGATCAGCCTGTTCTTGGTCAGTGTTTGGCCTTCCAAGGTCGGCGCGCCAAAGGTGTCAGCGGACAGACCTCTGGCTTGTTGCTGTGCCGCCCTGATCTTCAGTTGGTAGATTCGGGCAAGCTCTTCCATCTGCGAACGTGCAGATTCCGTGTTCCGCGCTGCGGGGGCCCTGTCCTTCATTGCGCTCAAGTCACCCTTGGCCAGGTCCTCATATATCAGCTGCATTGCCTTGTCAGCCTCCGCGCCGCCGCCAGAGCTTGTCTTCGTGCGCTTGATGGATTGCCGGGTAGGCGAGGGCTTGCCTGCGCCATTGAGATCGGCCAACATCTTCTGCGCTGTGCCCACGGGGTCCGTGTTAATGACCTCTTCCGGCTCCTCATCCGACAAGGTCTCGGCGTTCATGGCCATGATGTCTTCCATGCTCACGTCACCGCCTTTGGCAAAGCCCATGGGCCCACGCGAGAACATGCCTGGTATGGCTGCCTGGTTGTTTGCGGAGCTTGGGAAGAGCCCTGCATTTTGCGCGCCGCCAAAAATATTAGGCGACAAGTACGGGTTGGTGGCCGCGCTGCCTATGCCTTGAATTGCGCCAACGCCCCGACTTGTGTAGTCCGGTACAGCAACAGAGTAGGCGGGAGAATCGTCGACTGGGGCACTTGGCTTTTGGGGCATGGAGACCCGAGGCATGGACGCATTTTCAGCGGCTTCAAAAACAGTATTGGGGTACTGGATGTTTTCAGGAGATTCGTTGATAAGTCTGGGAACTGCAATCTGGCCCCTTGTCTGAGACGGGCTAAAGGCATTCTCAATTTTTTTAGTAATGTCGCCGATGAAGCCGCCCTTAAATTCAGGTAAGCCAGTAAGGGGGTTAACGGTTCCAGCGCCGCCGTTCTCTTTCAAGAACTCCACCGACTCGGGTGACAGGTAAGCAAGGAGTTCATCCCCGCCCCGGCCTGCCGCTGCTACCTTGTCAGCCAGCTCCATGATTTCTTCTTGGGTGTAGCCGTAGGCCTCAAAGTCCTTGATGATCGAGCGGGCTGCCTTGTCCTGCGGGTCATCGGTGACCTCTCCGCCCTTGGCCATGGAACGGGTCATCTCGTCGTTGTAGGCCTGGCGCTGCTGCTCAAACTCGTCCAATGCCCTTTGCCGTTCGCCAAAACTGGTAGCGCCCCCAAACGCAAAGTTCTGAGCAGGAGGCATGCCGTACTTTGATTTCTTTGTCATATTACCCCGTCCAAGAAATGAGTTTAGACATTTTACGCATCAATAGTACTCCGGCACAAGGTCCTTGGCGGATTCCTCTTCCACGTCATCCGTACCCAGGGTGATGAAGTTGCCGCGCCGAAAACGGTCCATGGCCATTGTCGTGCTGTCCACCATATCGTCGTTGTCGCCATGGGGGAAGGCCGCGCATTCCTCTACAAGCATCTCGGCCCATTCCGTATCCGGGGCCCAGACCATGCCGGCCTCGAACACAGGTGCTACTGCGTTGGCCCGCGCTACCTTGTCCGTGCCCGTGCGCCGCCCGCCAGGTGAGTACATCGTGACCGGGATGTTCATTCTTCGCAGCTCCTGCTGGAGAGGAGTTCCTGTGGCCTTAGCCTCGATCAGCACGTTGTCTGGTTGCCAAACGTCGTACTGCTCCTTGGCAATGCGTTTGAGTTCCGGGAAGTCCCAGCGCCCGCGCTTGACGTCCAGCAGCATGATTGACGCGCCTGAATCCTCGCTCAGGTAGAACACGCCCCAGGTTGTGATGACAGAATAGTCAGCCGTCTCCTTCTTGGAATACGCCGTGTCCATGGACTGGATGATGTAGTTCACAATCGGCGGCTCGTCCTTCGGCCAGACTTTCCACCACTCCCTTTTCAGGATGGCACCCTCGTCGTTCGTGGGCTGCTGCTGGTACATCGCGTTCCACTTCTGCGCCGACAAAGAGGCTTTTACGCCTTCAAGCTCCTCCAGCTTCCAGTAGCCCGGCCAGAGTGGGCGGCCGCTTGGCAGGATAGCGGGGAACTCGATGACCTCCCACTGGTCCGCGTTCCGCGATTTCTGCGCCTTGAGCAGCCGCGCCGTCAAGTCCTTGGTGCTCCAGCGCGTCATCACAATCACAATTGCACCGCCTGGTTGCAAACGCGTGCGAGGGCCAGAGATGTACCACTCCCAGGCATTGTCCAAAGCAAGCTCACTCATCGCGTCCTGCTCCGAATGCGGGTCGTCAATGATCAAGACGTCCGCGCCACGGCCGGTCATTGCGCCGCCCACACCGACGGCAAAGTATTCCCCACCTTTGTTTGTGTCCCACCGGCCAGCGGCCTTTGAATCCTGCTTCAAGGTCACATCGGGGAACACCTGCTTGTACGTGTCCATGTCCATCAGGTCACGGACTTTCCGGCCGAAACGCACGGCTAACTCGCTGTTGTGGGTCGCTTCAATGGCCTTGGTTCGCGGGTCTCTTCCCATGAGGTAGGCAGGGAGCAGATAGCTTGCAAATTCAGATTTTGTGTGCCGGGGAGGCATGTTGATGATCAAACGCTTAAGGGTGCCGTTGGCAATCCGGTCGAACGCCTTTGCCATGACCGTGTGGTGTTCCCCGAGGATCGCGCTGGGCCAGACGTAGCGGGCAAAGTCGATGAAGCTGGTCTGGGCATCGCTTTGCGCACCAAGCTGCGCGAGCCGGTACTCGAGTCTCAGCCGTTCCGCGTCTATTTCTTCAGGAATCATGGAAGTCCGTTTCGTTTCAAATTTTTAAATATTTTGACACGAGTTGAGTTTGTTGACAAAGGGGGCCCTTTATTGCTGGGCTTGAAAACTGTTTCACGTGGAACTGACCGTGTAAAAAAGGGCTAATGCCCGCGCAGCTGGCGACCCGGCCCGTTTTTTGGGCCCCGGCACCCCCCAGGGTCGGCCTGCAGCCACCAGGGCGCGCACCAGGGCGCGCGCACCAGGCGACGCGGCCACCGGGCCACCAGGCGCGCACCAGGCGACGCGGGCCCCGGCACCAGGTCGGCGGCCACCAGGGCGCGCACCAGGTAACGCGGGCCACGGTCCCCGGCACCAGGTCGGCGGCCACCAGGTCGGCGGCCACCAGGTCGGCGGCCACCAGGTCGGCGGCCACCAGGTCGGCGGCCGCAGCTGGTCGGGCCTTGTTTGTGTACCAGGTAAACAAACACCAGGCACCAGGACATACAAACACAAACACGGGCCCCGGCACCAGGCACCAGCTGCGCGCCCAGGTCGGCCGGCGAGCCCAGGCACCAGGTCGGCGGGCCACGGGCCACGGCCACCAGGGCGCGGATCGGGGCCTGGTCGGTGCGATACGCGGGCCACGGTTCACGCGTCCAGTGGCCGGGACCACGGGGCAAGCCTGGGCGGCCGCCAGGTCGACGGGTTACCTGGGGAAACCGGACGGGTTATATGCCCCGTCGGTGCGATACCAGGCACAAAAAAACCCGGCACGGGGCCGGGTTTGAGTTAAGGGAAACCGGCCAGGCTACGCGGGCACCCCGGCGGCGGCGGCCAGCTCGGCCAGCATGGCGTCGGCGGTGCCCAGGGCGTCGGCCCGGTTATCGGTGAAATACTCGGCGACCCGGTGGCCGCCGGGGCCAATGGCGCGCACCTGGTATTCGGACCAGGTGGCCGACCAGGCGACGCGTACCAGGCCCGCGTCGGCCAGGTGCACCAGCTGCACCAGGCGTAGGCGGGCGCTCATGCGCGCACCACGCGTACACCACCACGCGGGCCCAGGCTCAGGACCAGGTCGGGGTATTCCACCAGCTCGGCCCGACTCGGGGCCAGGTGGACCGACCCGTCCAGGTCCTGGCCATACTCGGCGAGCTCGCGGGCGGCGTAGCCGTAGGCGGCCACGGCGTCGGCGCGTGTACGGTAGCGGCGCGCCTGGTCCAGGTCGTCCGAGCCCAGGCGCAGGTAATAGCGGGCGCTCATGCTGCGGCCCTGGTAGCGGCCAGGGCGGCCCGGATCGCTTCGAGCTCGTGCTCGGTCATGCTGGCCAGCACGGCGGCCAGGCGGTCGGCGGACGCGTCATGGCGCGGGCCGGGCAGGTCGGGCCGGTCCAGGCACCAGGCGGCGGCGTCATAACCCGGCAGCGCTCGGCCACTGGCCGACGCCGTCCAACTCGTGGGATCGGCCAGGGCCACGGCGGCGCGCCGAATCGTGACCAGGTATCCGAACGCGTCCGAATCGCTCCAGAGTGACCAATCGCAGGCCTGGTAATCCAGGCAGTCGCAGGCCTTAACAATGGCCACCGGGGCCAGCTCGGCACCGGCCGAACGATCCAGGCCACTGAACGGAACCAGCTCGGAATCGTGGCGGCCCTGGTAGCGCTCGGAAAACGCGCGACGGTTTGCACTGGCCAGGACATGCGCGACGGCGTCGGGTGACGCGTCCAGGTCTAGGCCCTGGCGGATCGCCCAGGCCACCAGGGCGGACACGTGGTAATCGGGAACAATAAAACAGCTCATGATCAAACCCCCTCGGCCAGGCGGCGCTCGGCGGCCAGGTCGGCCCGGATCGTGGCCAGGTCGGCCAGCTCGGCCAGGTCGGCCAGCTCGTTATAACTAAGGGCGTCGGCGACCAGCTCGGCCACCGGGCGGCGGGCGACGGCCACCCCGGCCAGCAGCTCGGCGGGCAGCAAAGTATCCAGGGCGAACTGTTCCCAGGTCACGCCGTCGGCCACGCGGTGAAAAACGGTCGACGTGCCGGTGACCATAACCGGCCAGGCTTCGCACAGTACGGCCACGCCGTCGGCCACCAGCATCACGTCACCGTGCGCGATTACTTCGCACTGCGACCAGTCGTAAGCGCTGGACATGTCCAGGGCGCGGAGATCAAAAATTATCGGGCTCATAAATTCTCGCTTTCTAGGTTAGCCCCGGCCACCGTGGCCGGGGGTTTTATTTTAGACTAAAAAAACAACTGAGTGCAACAAATAAAAAAGCCCGGCACCTGGCCGGGCTCGGCGGCCAGGTCGGCCGGGTTACGCGGCGACGCCCAGCTCGGCATCGGCCAATAGTTCGACGGCCCGGGCCTTAAGAGCTGCACCGGTGCCAAACCAGGCCGATTCCATGCGGGTATTGTCCGAGCGGCCGCGCTCATGGTCGACCAGCTCGGTAACAGAATTCAGCATCGCCCAGCGGGTCCCGGCCACGCCGGGCAGGTCGGAACCGATCGCGCGCCCGTTAAATAATTCCATGATCCGACCGTAGGCCTTCGATTCATTTACAGGGCGCGCGCTCGTATGGTATGGGCGCAACAGCTCGGAAACAAACGCGTCGGCCTGGTCGCGATCCATGGGGGCCCCGGCGAGCTGGCGCGACTGCACCAAAAAACCCTCGAACGCATTCGCCACAATCCCCAGCTGCAGCCGCACGGCGTCGGCGTCGAATCGCTCGGAGTGCAAAACCCGAACGGCCGATTTCAGGTAACCGGTGTTTATCTCGCCCTCGCCCTGAATCACGCGGCCGCCACTGTAGCCGCCAACGGCGGCCGTTATGGTGTTATTGCAAACCACGCGGATCGCCGTAAACTTTGCCACGGTGGCCATGGTCCCGTCGTAGGACGTGCCAAGCAGTAAATAAGGTTTCACCAGGTCGCCGTCGACCACGGGCGCAGCATCGCCGACGCTGGCCAGGGCCCAAACCCGGCGGCCGTCACTCAGGGCCCCGGCGGTTTCGAGCTGAAAGCCGCCCAGGTCGACCAGGGCGCGGAAAAAATCCATAACTTGGCCAGGCTGAACCACGTTGTACGCATTGGAGACGACCGCCAAGGGCGCGCCGGTGTCGGAGCGGTGCAAAACTTTACGAGCTGGCCAGGTTTGTAAGTCGGTCGCGGCCGGTGTCGAATACTGCACGGGGGACTCGAGCACGTCGTAGGCGAGCCCGGCCTCACGTGTCCAGGTTTCAATTGAGGCCCCAGGTGTTAAGGCCTGGCCCAGGGAATGCCAGGGGGTTTGGCCGGTGTATGCCATGGCGGCGCGGCCGGTGGTTTGATCGATCATGTGTGCCATTGTGAATTCTCGCTTTCTAGGTTGATGCCGGGGAAAATCCCCCGGCCGGATAATTTTAGCCTAATATTTTTAGGCTTGTCAACAAGTCAACAAAAATTTATTTCACCAGGCCCAGGTCGCCGACCACGTGATGGCGCAGCAGCGATCCAGGTGGCAGCGAACGGGCGAAACGCTGCAGCTCGGCCGCGTCGTCCTGGTGGCCGCCGGTTTTTGTTTTTTCCCAGGCCAGGCGAACGGGCCCGCCGTTACCGTAGCAGCCGCCCGGGGCATCGTCGCCGACCAGGCGCGCGCCGCTACCATGGGCGACAAACACAATCACATAATCCCGGTCGCCGCGTGCGCACAATGGGCGGCCGCCGCCGCACTGGTCGCAGCTGAAGTTTTCGGCCAGCTCGGCCGGGCATTGCACAAACCGCACGGCGTCGACGGTGTACGGCCATACGGTGCCGGACGGCGCGGCCACCACGGCCGGGCGGCCGATGGCCACGGCGGCCAGGGCCTGGGGGATCGTGTCGCAGCTCGCATTTATCACGGTTTCACCAGGTGCAGGCACCGGCAGCAGCTCGGCCGGGAAATGCGACTAAGTCCAGGCCTGGCCGTTACGGGGCACGGCATGGCGCAGCGCCTGCAGATAGTCCACGTCGACCAGGTCGGCCGCGTGCTCGCCCTGGGGGTTCAGTGCGCAGGTGGCCGGGCAGGTGGCAAACACGTTATGGCCCCCGGCGCGGTAAGTTACCGCGATGGGGCCGGTTTTTTTGTTGCCTGAGTGTTTTACAGTCTTAAGCATAACGGCCCCCTGGGATTGTGTCGGCCTGGGGCGCGCGCTCGATCAGGGCGAGGGTTTTTAGGTCGGTGATCTCTTCGCGCAAACCGGAGCGGAACCAGGCCCCGTTGTGCTCGACGGCCACCTGTTCGCCGTACATGTACGCGTTTTCGTTTTGCGTCCGGTTTGGCGCGGCCGGGCTCAGGTGCTGGGGCTGCACCAGGTAAACCGCGCGGGCCCCGGAGGGGAGGACCACCAGTAAGGCGGTGTCGGACAATAAAGGCATGATTTTCTCGCTTTCTTTCTTTCTCTTCCAGGTGGCCGACCTGGCGCGGTGTTTGTGTTTATAACATGTTAACACACAAACAAGTCAACTATCAACAAACAAACACAAACAAAAAACCCGGCACGCGGCCGGGCTCATGGAAAAATTGTTCTTATTCCCTCAAAGAATCCTCGAGCGCCAGCTCGCGGTACTTTTCAAACAGATCAGCAAACGCGCCCAAAATGCGCGCCTGGTTTTCCCGGTCGCCGCGCTGGTATGCCAGGCCCAGGGCAGAGGCAAAGCCGCCCCCGATGCGTTGCATATGTGCGGCCGCGCGGTGGTTCGAATCGGCCAGGGCCTGAATATGGTTTCTCGTGTAAAGCTCTTGAAGTTCGGACTGCATTGTTTTCTCCAGGTTAAAGACGGCGGTCGGCCAGTGCCTGGTCGGCCTCGGCAGCGCATGCACGCCAGGCATTCCAGGAAATAAAGCCGGTTTCGGCGTCGGGTGGCGTTTCGGTGGCCAGGATGTCGGCCGCATAGTTGCGCATCGCTTCCAGGACAAAAGCCTGCATGAGCGCGCCGGTGCTGGACTGCTCCATTATGCGAACAATAAATTTTGTGTTTGTCTCGCGTGTCATGGTGGCCCCTTATGGTCGGATCGAAAAAGTGTTATTCGAGAAAAAGTCGCGCATCACCTCGTCGATGTCGATGCTTGCGTAAATTTTCTCACTATCGAGCTCGCCCGCCAGGTCGGACAGGTCTATCTCGCCCGCTAGGTCGGACAGGTCTATCTCGCCCGCTAGGTCGGACAGGCTAACCTTTTCCCCAACGGTCACCAGCTGGGTGTCGCTCAGGTGCTCGGCAACCGTGGCCAGCTGAGTGTCGCCGATGTGCTCGGCCAGGTCGGCCATGCTCAGGTGTTCGGCGATTAACGACAGCTGGTCATTGGTCAGGTTATGCACCAGGTGTTCCACGTTAATGTGCCGGGCAATGACCTCGATTTGGCCGCCGGTCAGGGGGCGCGGGATGTCTGCCAGCTCCACGCGAACCATCTCGGCCACCAGGGGGCGCATTTGCTCGGCGAGGTCTTTGACCAGCGCCTGCATGATTGTGTTGAATTCCATTTCTTTCTCACTTTCTAGGGGTTACGGCTCTGCGGATCGCTCGGCCTAATTGGATTGTATATCTACTTTTGTCAACTTGTCAACTGCCACCACCAAATATTTTGTGGAAAATCCAAAAGCCCAGCAAACGACGAACCAGGCTGCCGGTTTGTGCCTGCTTTTGTTCGGGGTCTGGCGGTGGTCTCAATTGGTGCAAGCGCGCCTCTTCTAGGCGTTTTCGGTCTCGCCTTCTCATATTCAAATACTTACGCCTTGACCTCTGCAGTCAGGACACTCAAACCAGACGGGAATCATTTCACCATCAAGGTCTATTCCCTCGCCAACCCAATGAGCCTCACAGCTTTCGCATCCATGAGTGTCATTCCAAATTGACTCTGCCTCTTGCTCAACTTCACTCAGGGCGGCATAAAACCGCTTGCGGTACTCAGCAGGGTCTTCATCTGATTGCTTGGCATCAATCTCAATATTGTCGGTGCCGTAGTCCACGCCTTCAACGATTGACCCAAC